TCGGATTCTTTAACTCTTGCCATTTTTCCCCTCTTACTTTTTGTTTTCCTGTATGAACTTTAACAAACTACCTACCGTTAAATCAACTCCACCCCGAACGTTAATGCCTTCTCCGTCCATAACAGCGTCTGCTACAGCGTTCTTTTGATTGAGCATCTGGTATTGCCGCTCCTCTATAGAACCGTCTACAAGGAAGTCTTGGATTACGACGCTTTTCCACGTGCTAGAAGCGCGACGAATTCTTGAGTTCCTTTGTACTGCAGTTCCAGATGCCCAAGGTAAGTCATAGTTTACTAGTAAGTTAGCCTGGGGCAAATCGACACCGTAACCGCCTGCGTCTGTAGAAATAAGAACTCTAACTTCTTTAGACGTTTGAAATTCTGTCTTAGCCGTTTCTTTTTGGTTGGCATTCATCTGACCTGAGTAAGTTCTGCTTTCTATCTTCTTTTGAGTCAAAATGTCTTGAATTATTGGCAACATACCCAGGTAGCAAGTAAAGATAACTACCTTTGAATTTTCATCAATCTCTAGATGGTCCATTACATATTCAATGGTTGTATCTAATTTGGGCGATTTTTTGCTGAGGTCATCCAGAGCACCTGCATCTGACAATCCAGCCAAGTAAGCACTTCCACCTCGTGAGCCCTCAATATTGACTGAAGTGTCTTCATCCACAACTTGCCAGCCATTCTTAAACTTATCAACGCTGTTAACTAACAGTTGTGGGTGGTCTACAAGCATTCTGAGAGCGGTTATCTTAGACATGATACTTCCACGCAATTCATCTGCTGCGCTTCCTTGTTGGTATCCATGCCCATAGTGCGCTTCTAAAGAAAAAGAAGAACCCATGAGTGCTTGGGCTTCTGTTAATTCTGTAAATAAATCTGTTGAAATGCGGTCATATAATTCGGCTGATTTTTTATCTAAGTGCACAAATATTGGGTCGTAATGGATTGTTTCTGGAAGATAAGGAGCAACGTCTGCATCTTTTTGAGTTTTACGTACTGATGATGTTTTCATCTTTTCATGAAACAAGGGCAAATTTCTGTACCGTTGTACTCCTCCAAAATGATTACGAACAATAAACGTTTGGTCAAACAAATCAAACCTACCTAATACTTTTTCATCTACAAACTGCATAATGCTATATAACTCTTCAGGACGGCCGTTTTCAATTGGAGTACCTGTTAAAGCAAATCTAATAGGAACATCTTGAGATAATTTCTTTACAGCCTTAGAACGCTTAGACTTAAATCCTTTAATAGCAGTCGCTTCATCACAAATTATGGCTCCCCACTCGTAATCTTTAATCAATTCCCAATCAGCAACTATTGTTTCGTAATTGCAAATCTCATAATCGGTATGGTTTTCCCAATCCATATCCCTTGCCCAACGAATGTGTCGAGTAGATTTTGACCCATCAATAACTGTTGCACCTGCATCAGAGAACTTGTGTATTTCCTTTTCCCATTGATACTTTAAACTTGCTAAAGCAATAACAAGAACTGGTTTTGTAATAGCGCCTTCTTCTTTAAGTTTTTCAATAGCAGCAATAGTCAAGACAGTCTTTCCAAGACCCATTTCATAGGCTACTAACATCTTCTTTCTAGCAACCATTTTGTCAACAGCCTCTGGTTGATAAGGTAACAATGTTCCTTTAAATGCCATGAAACTCAACTCCATCTACTGGGGTTGGTGCGGTTAATAAAGCCCCACAATCATCACACTCAGCGTCAGTAAACCACAAAGAAATATCTCCATCTTCAAACATTGCCTTTATACGAAAAATTAAATGACCACAATTTGGGCAAGCGTGTGTAGGAACTCCACGAGCATCTAAGACCATGCGTATGCTTTTTTTCCGTAAATAACGTCTCTTGCTGTTTCTATCCCACGATGAATTTCATCTACAGTCATATCTCCTGGGTCTTTAACATCAATGCCTGTGTAATTAAAGTAAGAAAGTTCTAAACCATATTTACGTGCATATCCACGCATTTGTTCGCATGCTTTTTTACCAGCCTCGTCTTTATCAAATGCTGCAATAACTTTCTCTGCACGTCTCATAATCTTGGCTTGTTCTTCACTTAAAATTGCTCCGTAAGTAGAGATAGCACCGCCAACTCCAGCAGATGCTAACCGTGCAACATCTAAAGGGGATTCGACAACGACAAGGATGTCTGTTGCCATGACCTCGACTCCGAATACAGTACGTGATTTTTTAACCCCTGCTGGTTGGTTTTTAAAGAAACGACCACTTGCTCCTTTCTCTTGCCATCCCCAAAGACTGTAATCGTTCGGGTCACGGATAGGGAGAATCCACGAGTTATGCTTGGTATCCCAGAGGATGCCGTGGTGTTTTGCTGAGTCTGCATTAATGAACCTCTTCCGTAGTTCGTTTTCTGGTGGGTCTGTAAATACTGCTAATCGTGCTTCAGACATTGTCAGTGGCTCTTCAGCGGGGATGTATTGTGGCAACTCACGGATACGCTTTAACAACACATCAATGTCTAATTCGGGACTTGCATTAACATAATCTTTTGCGTCAAAGTAATCCATACCCTTGATATCTGCAACAAGTGTGTAGATGTTTCCTTTATACCCACACGAAAAACAAATATGAGCACCTGTCTCAGAATTAATCCACCAAGATGGGTTATGGTCTTCCTTACCTGTACGTGCTTTATGCATTGGGCACAACCCTTGAACTTCTTCACCACGTTGTGAGACAAGGCTTATATCAAGAGAAAGAAGAACCTTTTCAATGTCAATCATCTAGATGACCACTTAGCACAATGAACGCATTTAATCATCTGTGACTCATCATGGAAGCAACCTGTCTCCCAACGCCAAGTCAGAGCAGTTTCTGCTGGACCACAGTTACGACTAGCAACAACTTTTAAATTACGAATTCCATCGTCTTCTTCAATTGGTTCTAAACCAAGAATGACATCTGAATCTTGAAAGAAAGAAGAGGAGTAACCAATAGAATCGGCAGTAACTTTTCCTGCACGCATTTTCCAAAGAAGTGTTTGAGTAGTGATAATAACTGGTTTATTAACGCGCTGTGCTAACCGCTTCATTGCGCGAGTAATGTTAGTAATGGCTTGAGGAGTATTCATCTCTCCTGTAATTTCATCTAACATCAAATACACACCATCTACAAAGACAATGTCTGGTTTAGTCTGTTCAATTTTTGCTGCAAGTGCTGAGACAGTAATTCCATGTACTGCATCTACAAGATGAAAAGAGTGTTCTTTTTCCATCTCATTCAAAGTGTCTATATACCTAGACTCTTCTTCTGGTAACAACTTTCCTCTACGCAACCTATTGTGGTCAACGTGGGCACGCATAGCGTCGTGACGCTGTTGTTGCTCGTGGTTATTCATCTCAAAAGATTGAAACATAGGGGTATACCCTTGTTGGTGAACATTTATAGCCATTTGCAAAGCAATTTGTGATTTACCAGTTTTAGGAGGGGCAATAATCGTAATAAGTTGTCCGCCTTGCAGTCCTGCGGTTGCTTCATCAACTTTTGTAAACCCAGTTGGAATACCCAAGAAGTCATTGTTCTGTAAAGACTGATAACTCTTATAACGTTCCTCAGTGTTTTTACTAAGGTCAATCTCATGAGTGCCAGAGATGCCTTGCTCATTAACTCTTGTAATGGTTTGTTCCATCGAAAGCAAAGCGGCTTCGTGGTCTTGTGACTGAAGATTTTCAACTGCTGCTTCTAAACCTTGTCGAGTAAGCATACGACGGCGAAACTCCACCAACGTATCTAGCAAATATTCGGTTGTATCTTCAAAATCTAAAACAAGATAATTTGGGTAATGGTCGTTAACAACTACTTCTGAAGGAACTTCGCTGTATTCAGCGTAATGCTTTCTAACAAACGCCCATACTTTGCGGTCAGCATCGTCTAAGAACCAAGATTCATTAACGCCACGTTGTAGTACTGACGTTATCTCACGAGTCTTAATGATGCGACTAAGTAGCCGATGTTCGTTACTAAATTTTTCTGCTGCCACTGCTCCCCCTCTTACAAGTTGTCTAGTTCTACTCCTGCTGACCCATATCGCGCAACTCGGCCTGGTATGTCTATTACGCCCTTTAGATTAGGACGGTACGGTAGCATGCCTACCAATTCATCCACATCTTCGTAAAGTTGCCAATAGTTAAATGGATTAACTACACGGCGTTCAAGTTTTTCAAATGCTTTCTCAAGAAGTTGTTCTGTCCAACCTTCTCTTTCAAATCCAGCCAACTCTAATGAGATACCATAATTGTTAGCAAGTTTCCACAACTTGTTTGCAGCAAGCAAATTGATTTGCCCTATTTTTCTCTCTACTTTTGTAGAAAGAAATTTCTTTGTCTCCTCTGTCAATAACTGACAGACCACATCAGTGGCGCAAATTACCTGTGGTGAGGAGACATTGGATATGTCTCCGTTTTTCATATTACCTCTACTGTAGCGTACTTAAGAATAAATTCACGAAACTTCTTAGGGTCTTCACTGGCAACCAAAGCAAGTTCTTCTGGGACTTCTCCTGGAATTGTAATTGAGTAATGACCATCGTTTAGTCTCATCTTTAAATTTACAAAAAGAATATGTTTGCAAGACCCGCGTTTAATATAGACAGGACAATTACAACGAGTCTCTTTTGTATCGGTATCAATCTCAACTTCAAAAACACCAGCACCTTGGGCAGAGAGGAACATTTGGACCGTTCTCCACGGTGTATCCATGCTCATACCTTTCATTGGGCGCCTCGTAGGTCAGAACCAACTATAGGCACTCTAATGAAGGCTTCGTGTGCGAAACTCGACATTGCTTCACGGTAATTTGCTTCCCAATCTTCAAGACGAACATTTGTTGTCACAATGGTTGGTAAGCCCTTGTCATAACGCAAACGAAGGATTTCATCAAAAGAAGAATCATCGTATTTAGAGCCATATTCTTTACCTAAATCATCAATAACTAATACACGCACATTAAGCCAATCAAACTTACAACGCCCATGAAATCCGTCTAACTCATAAACCATGTTTCGCTTATCTTCAGGGTCTGCATCAAAAGTAGATTTTTTTCTTGATAAGAACTCTGGATAAGTCATGTAATAAATCGGACGCGCACTTAATCCGTAATCAGTTGGACTCATACCAAGAGCCTTGGCTGCTAGGGCATCTTCGTCTGGCAGGCGACGAATAACTTCCATAGCAGCCA